CTTCGTATTTAGGGGGGATAACTTGTATTTCGGGATTGTCCCAGCGGTTGCCAAGCACCTTTATTATACGGAAATCGGGGTCGGGGTCGGCGCAGTGCCAGTCCTCATAGAACATGAAAAGCATAAAGGAATCTAAAACTTGCCCGTCTATGCTTTTTATGGTAAAACCAATGTCATCGTACCCGATGATTGCTTTTCCTTTTTTCGGTTCGGAGGAGGATATATCGGGGGGGTAGAATTTCTCAGAGTTGGTGACGTACTCAACATAATCACCCTCATAAACCTCCTCCTTGGCGTTGGAGTCCATACCTGTGTACCAACCGACGGTGTCGGGCATTACCTCTGTGTACGTTCCGTCCTTGCCGTATATACGGTATTGTGGATAAACATAGACAAAGTAGCCGTATACCCATTCCCCGTCTTTTGTCTTGCCACGGGCGCGGCGGTTAATAATGTTTTTAATGTCCATTTATTTTGAATTTTTCAAGTTTTACAATATCGAGGAGCTTGTTGAACTCCCCGACGGTTATTTGTTTTACGCTTATATCCATTGTACTTTTATTGTTGAATATGTGAATACTACCGTGTGTGTGATATAATATGGTTATACGATTATCATCAATTTGTTTTTCTTGCCTTTTTAATTTATCTCCGCCAGCAGTATATTGAAACGAGTTCTCCCACCCTGCCGCCGTAAGCATTTCGGGCGTGAGGGGGTCTGTTGTCTGTTTGTCGGAAAATGCCGCCGTCTTGTACTTGACCAGTTCAGCACGGAGGTCGGCTTTTGCTCGGTCGGACTCCATCTTGTATTTGTCGAACTTTCGGAGGATGGCTATGTTGTTGTTTTCAACCGTGCTCAGTGCTTGCTGGAGCTTGGCTATTTCCTTGTCTTTGGTTTCAGCCATCATAAGGGCAGCCCGTTCAAGGTCACGGCGTTGGTTGTACCCGTTTTTGTCGATATGTCCCTCGTGCATTATAGAGGTGGCGATTTCGTTGGCTCTTTGCTCGTTCTCTGTCATTTGTTTACCGTTTTATAACGGTATGTGGTGTCGTATGTTACCTCCAAAATTTCGGCATCGTCTTTAAGGTGCAAAGTTCTGTATGACTTTGCTTGACCGATACAACTAAACGGTGTACACGCCGTCAGTTCCTTTTGTGGATAACCTTGGTCGCCCTTGCCGTGATAGCCGCGCATATTCATGCGGTTTAATCCGTACACGACATAGCCGGTTTTTGTTTTTTGAATTATTCCTTCCATATTATTATGTTTTTAACAACTTCCCCACAAATAACTGTGGACACAGTTAGTTACTCCCGACGTTTTAATTTTCTGCCATTCGGCTTCGGAAATTGACGCCCAATTTGGGCTCTCGTCGAAATCGTCGTCTAAACCAATCTCGAAACCTAACCCGTCAAGAGTTCGGACATCGTTCGCAGTCATATTGTCGAAATTTACACCCCAGATATTGAGAACGTCGTGTTCACAACTGATTGGGAACTTGCGATTTTTGTCAACAAATTTCGACAGAAACGTTATTGCTTTTATAAATTCATCCATTTTATGTTTGTTTTATTTTAATTGTTGTGCGAAATCTCCGAAACCAACAATAGTTAGGAACATTCGGAGCTGTCCTATTGTTGTTATCTCCGCCGCATTTACATAATTGAACGATATCGTATACGTTCTATGTCTGTGGAAAATAGTAACATCGCCATCATTAGATGGAGAATACACAACCCACAGACCACAAGTTAACTGAAAATTAGCATTTAGCCAAGTTTCTGTTATCGGCGTTGCGTCCTCAAAGCCTTGCAACTTGGTAAGCCATGCGGCGAGTTGTTCGTGCTCCTCGCTGCATTTTTGTTGTTCCTCTTTGTTGAACGTGTGCTGTATGGTAGCGACATCGTGGCACTTTTCTATTGCTTGCTGTAGTGTCATCATTGCTTTTAGTCGTTTAAATGAGTTTTAACAAATTCAACCGTGCCGCCGATTGATAGGAATTGCCGGAGTTGACCTCGTGTACAGAGGCACATTTGGTCGGAGTACAACCCGAACTCAAGGTCGTTGACAGTTACATTGTAGATACTGTCGGAGATTTCTTTGACTTCGATTTCGTCAGTGTCCCCGTCGGGGGAATATAGCCACGTGCGGTTGTTGGGTTCGCCGAACTTTTCAGTCAGCCATTCGTGGGTCAGGGGCGTTTCATCTTTAAAGGCTGCAAGTTCACCGAGCCACTTGGCAACTTGCATATACGGTTCGTACATAACGCCGCAGTTTCGGGGTGCTTGCTCTTGGAAATGCTGGATAGCCAGCCGTATCCCCTCGGCTTCGCTGATTTCTTTATTGTTTGCTGGTGTGTCCATTGTATTAATCATTTAAAGTTTTTCTCTTTACATAATCCGAAAGTCCTAATCCTGTTAGAAACATGCGGAATTGCCCACGTGTTTGTATTTCATAAGGGCACTTAAATGTTGTGTCGTTAATGTCAACACTTAAAATAATATTGGGAAATGATACTGTGAACCTTATTGTGGTATCTGAATTAACATAGTGATGCCATTCGTAAGGAATTACGTCGGTATTTTCACTAAATCCACATTCAATAAAAAAGATAGTATCATATATTTTAGTTTCGTCTTTTAATGCTGCCAGTTCTTGCAGATATTCGGCTATCTTAGCGGCTTTTGGACTTCCGGCAAACATCGGAGTTTCCTTGGCAAAGTCTTGCATTTCTGCAATTGCTTGTTGTATGGTAACGTTTGTGTCCATTGTTATTTTATTAAGGTGTTTAAACAATATAAAATAGCGGCTTCTTCGGCTTCCTCGTTTGTGTCATACACTTCATTGTGTATATAGGCAAACTCTTCGGGGTGTTCTTTTCTCTGAACGGTAAAACCAAAACCAACCACTGTTTTTTCGTTTTCGGCACTTTCGTATTTGTCAAAATCAATGCCTATTATACAATTAAGACCACGCAACCACTTGCGAGCCATTTGTAATGTTGGAGCGGCGATTTCGTGTTTTTCGTCAGGTCTGCTATTAACCAATAGACCGACTTTGACAGCGCATAAGCCTGTGTTGTCCAAGATGTAGCTTTTTTCAGTTACAACATTAAACCCCTTTTCGGCAAGGAGTTTTGCGGTGTTGAATGATACATAGTCCTCGGTTATTGTGTTTGCGTTCATTGTTGTTGCTGTTTTTAATTTTTACAAAATTATATTATTTTTTTGATTAATGCAAATTTTATTCATTTAAAAAATGTTAAAATTCGTTAAAGTGTAATCGCTACTTCATACGGGAGCTCAATTGCCAGCCCCCGATTTTTGGCGTTTTGCGCCAACTTTTTAATGGTTTGGGGCAGTACGCTTGTCGATTCGATTCGGGTTCGCTTGCCGTTAATTTTGCCGTGTGCAAAGGCGTACATTTTTTTGTAGCCGTAATCGTAAACCACGGCAATGTTGGTAACTCCGGCGTCTTTGCAGACCGAAAGAAAATTTTTTATGCTTGTTTTTTTCATGGCTGTGTCCTCCAAATTTAAATTAGTGTTTTTGTTTGTTGTTTTGTACTTAATTATACGTTGCAAATATATAAAAGGTTTAGCAAACTACAAAATATTTTTACACTTTTTTAAAAAATATTTTTTATTCTCTGTTTTTCAATACGTTACAGCCTAAAATATTTTTTTATTAACAATTTATCCCATAAAGTAAGTTAAATTTTACTTTTTGTTTCAATTTAAACAATTAGGTTGTTTCGCTTTGCAAATTGTTTAAAATACATATTTAAAAATATTGATTTTAACGCCTTTTTTGTGTGTGGTTGTTGCTTTTATTTGCTTTTTGTTTTTGTGCCTTGTTTCGCCTTGTTTTTGCTTGTTTCTTTGATAATATAAAGGCTGGGGGTGCAACTTTTTGAAAAATGCAAATAGAAATATTTTTGCAAAAATCAAAAAATAAATGATACAACTGGCGGACGTTTATAAAAGTATGTACTCCGACAAGGATAAATCGATAATTCTTGTCACGGGCGGGCGAGGATCTGGCAAGTCTTTCGCGGCGGGAACTTTTATCGAGCGGCTGACGTTCGAGTGGTTTCCTAAACCCGACAACCCGCTTGAAAAAATCACGCACACAATTCTGTATACTCGCTACACGATGGTCTCGGCAAATATCTCGGTCATTCCCGAAATGATGGAGAAAATAGACCTTGAGGGGGTATCAAAATACTTCACAAAGACAAGGGGGGACGTTACGAACACCCTCACGGGTGCGAAGATTATGTTCCGCGGCATCCATACTTCAAGCGGCAACCAGACGGCGAAACTAAAATCAATTCACGGGCTCACGACCTTTGTCGTTGACGAGGCGGAGGAATGGACATCGGAGAAGGAGTTTGACACAATCAAATTGTCAATTCGTCAGAAAGGAATAAAGAACCGTGTCATCATAATAATGAACCCCACGGACAGCAACCACTTCGTTTACCAAAAGTTCATAAAAGACACGCACAAGATAGTGGAATATGACGGTGTACCCGTTCAAATATCCACGCACCCGAACGTCTTGCACATACACACGACGTATTTGGACAACAAGGACAACCTTTCCGAAGATTTTCTCAAGGACACGGCATATTTAAAAGAAAGCGACCCCGAAAAGTACGCGCACGTAGTTATGGGGCAGTGGGCGGATGTTGCAGAGGGTGCAGTATTCAAGAACTGGGGCATCGTTGACGAGTTTCCCGAATACTGCAAAAAGGTCGCAATCGGGGTGGACTGGGGGTATACGAACGACTGTACGGCTATGTGTCTTTGCGGAATTGTTGACGACCGTCTTTATCTGGACGAGTTCTGCTACCGCACGCACATGGGGATTGAGGACATTATCAAAGAGCTCAAGCCGCACAACGGAACAATGGTGATAGCGGATAGTGCTGACCCCCGCCTCATTCAGGAGGTGTTCAATGCGGGCATACTTATCTACCCCGTAATCAAGGGGACGGGTTCGATAAATGCGGGCATAGAAAAAATGAAGAGCATGAAGATATTTGTGACGAAACGAAGTCTCAACTTACAGGAAGAGCTGCGAAACTACGTGTGGGACAAGGACAAGAACGGGCGGTTCATTAACAAGCCAATCGATAAGTACAACCACTGTATCGATGCTGCTCGCTACTATGTTTTGGGAAAACTGCTGGGTCAAATTACGAAACCCGTCAAGTACGACTCCAGTGCTTTGGGAATTTTCTAATGTCCGGCTACCAAACCTTGCGGAATTTCATGGTTCTACGTCTTGGCGGATTTTGCATAAGTGTTTGTGTAGAAATACCATCAAACCAATCATTTTTCCAGTAATGCCCGTGACAGCGTTCGTCTACAACCGTGTAAATATTATTCTTGAGCGTAATTCGCACGGGTGATTGTCCAACGCACAGCCCCCGCTTGCCCATTGACATCAGAAATTCTTTCACGTAAGGGAATATTTTGTAGAAATTCTCCCACGCTTTTTTGCCCCTTTTAAGAGAGGGTACACGTTCGTCAATGCCAGTTGTGGTTGCCATACTTCTGCCACGGGTATTGATGTAGCCCCTATTGTCACGCCCTTGCATTTCACCGACTTCATAGCGGTTAGAATAAGGGTAGCTCGGTTTTATTCGTTTTTTCTGTTTAATCATTTTTATAATATTTATTGTGTTTTTTTAATGTTTATCCCACCAAACCGTTCGTTGCCTTTTAAAAAAAGACCAACATCGCGCTGGTCTTTTTTTGTGGAGGGTGGCGGGGTTACTGCAAGAGCAGCACCTCGCGTTTTTCGTCATCGTCAGACTCGTGGTCGGGGTCGACAACTTTGTCGCTGTTGTGATACGACGACCATGTTACATCGGCGAGGTCGGTGTCGCTTTCGTGAATAGGCAACGCTTTAATTGTCCCCCAGTAGTCGTTACTGGGGGCGGCAATCATAACCTCGGTGTTGTCTGAATAATTGTCGAGGAGTTGTTTCAATTCTAAAACGGTCATTTTTATATTATTTACGGTTAACAAGTTTTGATACCAGAGCCTTGAGCTCTTTAATTTCGTTCAAAAGTGCCTCGTTGCTTTGCTGGGTAACGTCCCAAGATATGCAGACGCTGGCAAATTTGCCGTTCTCCAAACCCACATAGCATTTGCCAGCGTCTGGATAGAAAGAATGGATACCAACTGCGCCATGCTTTGCAAAATCAACTTTGTGCATGGCTTTTAAGATTGTGTCGGTGTTGATTGGTTTGCCTTGCAATTCTCTGCGCAATTCGTGCCAGTTTTGCCAATTGTTGCTAAGAGCGTTGGCACTTGTGGTGTCGATTGTTGTGTATCCAAATACGCCATAGTTTTCGGCGTTTGTCTTTGCTGTTTTTGTTGCTGTAGTTTTCATTGTTGTGTCCTCCAAATTTAAATTAGTGTTTTTGTTTGTTGTTTTGTACTTAATTATACGTTGCAAATATATAAAAGGTTTAGCAAACTACAAATATTTTTGCAATATTTTTTCAAAATATTTTTATATTGTTGATTTTGTGCATTTTACAAGGTATAATTTTTATTTTTTAATACCCCTCCCCTATTTGTAACGTTTAATTTGCAAAAAGTTTTGCGGTTAAAAAAATAATGTTTTGCACACTTAACAAAATAAGGCAAAAAAAACGTTTTTTGGGTGCGTTCTTTTGCCTTGCTTTATACTTTAACCACCTTATATATGTAAGGCGTTTAAACGTTTTCTTTTGCTATTGTGGCAGCCTGAATTTCTACAACCACGACCTTCTCTTTAAACCAGCGCAGCGCATCTTCGGCTTTTTGCCTTGTTGAAAATAACGCTTTGTGCTTTTGCGAACTTGCCCAGTAAGTTAGGGCAAGGCAGCCCGTTACGGGGTTTAAAATTCCGTACAGCGTTTTGTATTCTGTTTGCATAATATCAGACCTCCTCGTCGCTTTTTTGGGCGCATTCAGCGCATAAGACCTTTAAAACAAACCGTCCGTCGATTTGTTCGTCGTAGGGGTCGTACATAATCAGATCTGTTGAAGCGGGAAAATGCCGCCCACAATCGTCGCACACCAGTTCACCGTGTAGAGCGGAAACAATCGTGCGCACTTTTGTCAAGTTGTCGGCAATATCTTGCGCTGCTTCTTGTTGTTTGATAATCCATGCGGGTACAGGCTGCGCCGCTGGTTGTTTGAACGGAATTAAATACCCGCCTTTAAGCAATACGCCCTCCCCGATTATTACGGAGTCTACTTCGTAGATGGATTTACCAAACTGCTGCAGCACCTTTTCAACGTCGGCGTTGAGTTTTTTTAGCCTTTCGGGAGTGGCGGAGAAATCGGAGTCCACCATTCCAATGCTGTGTGTTATCTTATATGGTAGTGCCATCGG